GGCAACGTGCGAACCATCACCGATTCCCGAATCGCCAGCTATGCAGGCAACTACGCCTACGACGAATGCCTCAACGGCTCGGGTTCGCTGGACGGGTTGACGTTCATTCGTGAGGATTGGTTCAAGACGTAATGCCGTGGACCCCAACGCCTGCCGCAGCGCCGCACCCGGTGGTGACTGGCTGGTGGGTGACCCCGACGATCCCGCAGGTGTACGGATTCCCGCCACCACAAGAAGGCCTGCACGCCGCCGTCGGGCTGGTCGTCCTCGAGATACTGACCGGTGCGGGCCAGCTGAGCGGTGCCGCCTACAACCCGCACCTGAACCTCACCGGCTCGGGCGCACTGAGCGCCACGGCCGCCCCGTCGTATTCACGTGCAGCCACATTGAGTGGTTCGGGTTCGCTGTCGGCGACAGTCACATCGTCCTACACGTTGTCTGCGTCACTGTCGGGTGCGGGCATGCTGTCGGGCGGCGACTACGCCCAATACGACGAGCAACCCGCCCTCACCGGCGGCGGCACACTGACCGCGACCGCCTACAGCACCGCCGCGTCACTGTCGGGGACCGGTGCGCTGACAGCGACCGACGTTGCGTCGTACCAGCGGTCGGCCGCTCTGACCGGTTCCGGCGCACTGTCTGCCACGGATGCCGAATCGTATGCCCGCAGCGGGACACTCACCAGCTCCGGTGCCTTGTCGGCCACCGACTTCGAGTCCTACCAACGCGCCACCAGCCTTACCGGCGCTGGCGCGCTATCGGCGGCTGATGTTGAGTCCTACGCCCGCGCTGCCGGGCTCACCGGTGCGGGCAGCCTGTCGGCCACCGACGCCGAACAATACGCCCGCGCCGGGACTCTCAGCGGTGCTGGCACCCTGTCTGCGACAGCGAGCGAGTCCTACGCTCGCGCCGCGGCCTTGACCGGCAGCGGCAGCCTCACTGCGACTGATGGTGAGTCCTACACCCGTTCCGCGGGCCTTGCGGGCGCGGGCAGCCTCTCCGCTACAGCAAACGAATCCTATGGCCGTGCAGCATCTTTGAGCAGCACTGGCAGCTTGACTGCGACTGCAATCGGTGCTGTTACCGGATTCCCGTACACGTTCCCGTTCAATTTGAGTTAGGGGTTGAATACCAATGGCTGGGTTAGCCCTTAAAAACACTTGGGCAGCGGCGCAGTCGTATGCGGCCACCGACCAAAACGACGTAGCCAACGCGATCAACGCCCGCTTGAACGAGATCTTCGTCGACTACGCCGCCAAATTGTCGCTGCCCACGACGGGTGACGACGCGGCAGCTCACGCCTTCTCCGACGTGAAAGGCGTTTCAGCGGCCTCACTGTCGCTCATCACGCAGAACGATGTTCAAACCCTGACGATGACCGCGACGGGCGGCACGTTCACCCTGACGTACAAGGGTCAGACGATGCCGACGCCGCGTGCCAACAACATTGCGTTGGCGACGCTGCAATCCGATCTGCAAGCGTTGTCGACCATCGGGTCGGGCAACATCACCGTGACCGGCACAGCTGGATCGAACTACATCATCACCGCATCCGGCGCGCTGGCCGGCACCCTGCTCGACGACATCATCGTCAACAACGGCAGCCTGACCGGCGGCACCGCAGTAATCAACCACACCACCAACGGTGGCGGCCGCCTCATCAACGGCGACTCCACAAGCACCACGGCATCATCGATCTATCGCACCGCCGCCGCCGCCAACACCACGAGCTACATGGCGGAGGAGTTCGACTTCGGCTCAGCGGGCTCCACCAACGGCGGCTGCGTCACCCTGGCATGCTGGGCCGCCACCCCGCCAAGCTCAGCCGGCGTACTGACCAGTCCCCCACCAGATTCGCCGTGTCACTGCGACTTCTTCCTCGACCAGTTCCAGTTCGGCGTGTTCCAGGGCGGCTCGCTCACAATCCTGTTCATCTACTCCTACGACACGATTTTCGCCACCAACAAGTATCAGTACGCCGAAATCGGTATCGACAAAGCCGGTGCGACAGTAGCTATTCGCGCACCAGATGGCACCGTGTGGTCGGTGTCGCATTCCCAGATCGGCGCCGTCACCGCACCCTACGCGACACACGAAACCTATTCGACGAACTCGACGACCGACCACGAACCCCAGATCGCCCGATTCGCAGCCGACTCCACCGCTTTGCGCGCCAACTGGTCAACGATCTGCAGCAAGGCCAACAGCCTGATCACCGACGGCCGCGCCGCGCTGCGCAACTACATTCCCGTCAACACGTTGCAGCTGCTCGACCAGACTTTCGCCAACCGGCGCGCGAAGTTCGATTTGAACGCCAACAGCAGCACCGCAGGCCAGACGTCGACTCTGTTCGTGCCTTACCGCTCAGGCGTGGTGATCAACAAGGTGGCCACCCAGACCGCGGAAGCGGCGGCGTCCAACAGTGCGGCCGAGCTCACCATCATCAGCGCGATTCTGGGAACCAACGAGCTTTCGTTCGCCGGCGCCGGCGCCGTGTACAAGTTCACCATCGCAGGGTCGTTGACGCTGCAGGCAACCAGCGGCGCGCTGACGTTCCGCGTGTATCTCGGCGCGACAGCCGCGGCGCAGACGTTCGTGATGCCAACGCAGGCGTCGGCCATCGCGACGGCTGCACCGTTCATGTTGGAAGTGTGGGCGCAGGTACGCACCACGGGCTCGGGCGGCACCTACATTGCAGGCGGGTACGGGCTGCTGTGGCCCACCACCACCACCGTCATCTACATCCTGGCCGCCGCTGGCGCCGGATTGGCGAGCACCGCTGCGGTCGACACCACCGCGGCCACACCGACCGCCAAGCTCACCTGCCAATTCGCCACTGCCAGCCTCAGCAATGCGATCAAGGTCGAGGTCGCCACCATTGAGAGGCCGATGTGATCCAGATCCGCTGCCCGCGCCACGGGGTTCAGTCCGTCGAGCAACTACCCGCCACCTGTCCAGGATGTCTGACGGATAACAAACAGGTCAATGTCGACTGCCCGAACCACGGTCTGCAAGTGGTCAACTCGGCGCTACATCCCTGCCCGCACTGCGTCACCGAGCGGGCACTGAACAGGCCGATGCACCGAATGTTTCACCGGCAAGACGAACCCATCATCGGATGGAACAACAAGAAGGGTAAGAAGTAATGGCAATAGCAGTAGCGGCGTCGAGGCAATCGCTTGCCGACCAGTACAAGACGCTGGGAACCTACATCGGTTTGCACACAGCCGATCCCGGCACCACCGCAACACCGGCCAGTGAGGCCACAGGCGGGTCGCCGGCCTACGCCCGCAAGCAAACCACCTGGACGTCCAGCACCGGCGGTGTCGTCAACGGTTCCGCCGTCACGATCGACGCGGCAGCCGGAACCTACACCTACATCTCGCTGTGCTCGGCGGCGACCGGTAACAACATGGTCGACAAGGCCGCGATCACCAGCGTCACACTGTCCGGTCAGGGCACCGTCGTCGTCACACCCACCTACACGCAGACCTAAACCATGCCTGGTGAAGGTGTACTGAAATTCGATGTGTGGCCGACGTTTCTCGGTGTCGCGGGTCAGATCAACGGATCGGACACCGTACGCGAACCATTCGGTGTGCCCAACTATGAGCGTGGGCAGATCGACTGGTCGGCGAACGCGGCGGGCGAGGTTGTCGGCAAGGCCCGGGTTTGTCTACCGGCCGGCGTCTACACGCACTACGTGTTCTGGGCCGGGCCGCAACAGCTCTCGTCGGTGATGGGCATGACGAAACTCGATGAACCGGTGGTGTTCGATCGGCCCGGTTTCCTCGACGTCGACCCCATCAACCACTGATCATGATCCGCTGCTGCCGCGCTATCGCTGTCGGGGCCGCGCTCGGTGTTGTGCTGGCCGCTGTGCTGTTCCGCCTGTCCGAGAACTTCGACGCTCAGCTGGTGCCGTTCTGATGCCAGCTCTCGGTCGTCTTGTCGAGCACGACGAACGGTCCCGCCTGTATCAGGCTGCGAGGGCCCACGCGCAGCGCAGTGTGCTGTGGGGCCATCACGCGCCCGTCCTCGACCAGGGGGAGCTTGGCAGCTGCACCGGCAACGCAACCGCGCAGCTGATCAACACCGACTACTTCGCGGCGTCGAGGTCGAAAGGCCACTACCTCAACGAGAACGATGCGGTCCAACTCTATGAGCTGGCAACCCATCTGGACGGCATCGCGGGTAACACCTATCCGCCGACCGATGGCGGATCGAGCGGCCTCGGCGCGGCTAAAGCCGGGGTGAAACTGGGCTACTTCACCGGCTACAAGCACGCATTCGGGTTCGACCACTTCACCGCCACACTCCAACTACAGCCGGTCATCGTGGGGACCTCCTGGTATGACGGCATGTTCACGCCGTCGAGTATCGGGTTCGTGCGCCCGACAGGAACCCTCGCTGGCGGCCACGAGTACCTCTGCCTCGGGCTGTCTTGGGAGACAAAGACGTTGACATTCCTCAACTCGTGGGGTTCGTCGTGGGCGCAGGGCGGCCGGTTCCTGATGCACTTCTCCGACTTCCAAGCGCTGCTCGCCGACCAGGGCGACGTCACCGCGCCGCTGCCGAAAGCTGCTGCATGACGGCTCCCGAACTGACATGGATTGATGCCGGACATGGCGTCAGGTACGCGGTCTGGGCCGAGCACGGCTACCTCTACTACGTGCACGACTGCCCGATACTCAAAGACAACCCCAGCGCGATCGCACTTGATGTGGCGCAGAACGAGTGGGTGCCCGCAGAAAGTAAGTGGCAGGTGGAAAGCCTTGACCCTGTGACGATCTCACCTTCGCTGCTGTGCCCATGCGGACACCACGGCTTCATCCGCAACGGCCGATGGGAGCCCGCCTGATGGTGTGGTTTCAGCGCCGCTGGTGGTATGTCGAACGCCCATTCCCGTGGCTGCCGATCCTTGTCTGCACGGTCCCGTTCGTGATCATCGGATGCGCCATCGCCCTCGGAATCTGGTGGCTCCACCCATGACCCAAAGGAGATAGCCCGTGCAGACATTCATAGTTGGGATTCTGACTAAGGTGCTGTCTGATCCGAAGGTGCAGGCGATGCTGAAGAACCTGCTCTCTGACCTGATCACGGAGAAGATCGCGCCACTGATCCCGCTGGCCGCCGCGAGCGCCGCGCACGCATTCGCCGGGCTGATTCCTGGCGTCGTCGCTTCCGTCGAGGATGTTGTGTCGGTGGCCAACACCGTCCGCGACGACTTGAACAAGGTCATCCCGGATATCGACATCGGCATTCCGCTAATCGACGACATCCTCGACGCCTGGCGGCCGAAGTAATGGCTAGTGAGAACGGTTGGGAGCCCGCTAAGGCCAGTCCTGATCAGTGCGAGTGGATCACAGTGCCCGGCACTAATCCGCCCGTCAGCCTCCAGCTCCTCAAGGGCTGGCCGCTGGCGATCATGCGGGCCGTCGCGGCCGACTTCAACGCATTCATTGCACCGCTGCGCGACGGCGACTCAGCGGCGCGGACCGAGACGAACTCGGTTCCTACGAGCAACCATCTCAACGCCACGGCAATGGACCTGGACTGGGACGATCACCCCTTCCACGTCCGCGGCACCTTCAACACCGACCAGATGGCTGTCATCCGTGAGCTGCTCGACTTCTACGAGGACACCATATTCTGGGCGGGCGACTGGAACGACCCCATCGACGAAATGCACTGGCAGATGGGGTATGACACCTTCAACAACCCGCACACAGGCGACTTCATCGCCCGCAAGATCCGCGCCGACGGGTTCTCCACCTTCCGCCGAGGCGGGCAGGCTGGCCCACCGGCGGTGATGACGGTGCCCCTTGTGCAGAAGCCGAACGGCTTTTGGACGTCTCCGAGCCCCGCGTGGGCGCATCTGATTAACCGCGAGTCGGGCGGTAACCCGACCATCATCCAGCAGATCATCGACGTGAACTCCGGCGGCAATGAGGCCGAGGGCCTATTCCAGATCACGCCGCAGACGTGGCGGGCGCACCACGGCGACGAGTTCGCGCCTAGCCCACGATCAGCGACTCCGCAGCAGCAAGCGATCGTCGCGGCGCGCATATTCACCCGAAATCCCAGCGGATCAGACTGGGGCGCAGGGCTTCGGGGCAGAGAAGATGCGCGCGAACTCGCCGCGGGGCTAGTGCCCCTCACTGGACCACCTATCCCCGGACCTATCCAAGGAGAAGATGACTTGAGCGCCGAAGCTGAACGCAAGATCGATGTGATCTACCAGGAACTGACTAAGCCGTTCGCCAGCCGAAGCCCGCTGCGCCATCTCGGCGAGGGGGCGATCGACACGATGGCCGGGTTCGTCCTCAACACCGACGGCAGCGTGCACGTGGAGATCGTGAGACTGCTTGCCGGGTACGGGCATCCGCCCACACTGGCGCTGCTGCGCGAGGTGGCTGGTGCCGATCCGAACGTATACCCGGACCGGCAGGACGATGCGAAGCTGGCGCAGGCGATCCTGGCTGAAGTCACGTCGCGCACTGCGAACGGCCCGGGCATGGCAGTCGTCACCCACAACACCGCCGCGCCCGCAGCCCCCCAGATCGTTTATGTCGACAGGCCAGTTGCCGCGCCCGCGCCAGAACCCGCCCCGGTCGCGCTCGTCGAGCAGACCTCCAACGGCCAGGAAAGCACCGGGCAGCTCATCGGTGCCGCGTACGACGCGCTTCAAAAGCTGCGCCTTGCCGACGCTCTACCCATCGAGGACCGGGCACCGCTCGCGGCGCTGATCTCGGTACTTAGCACGAAGAACGGAGCCAAATTGTGAACCTCACCAGCGTCTGGAAGTTCGTCAAGGAATGGGCGAAGACGATCGCCGCGTTCGTCGCGGGTGTCGTCGCGAACATGATCGTCAGCCTCGTTCAGGGCGGCACGGTGTGGCCGCAGACCAAGGCTGAGTGGATTCAGTACGTGCTCACCAGTTTCGGCACTGCGATCGCCGTTGCGCTCACCCGGAACAAGATCACCCAGAAGCAGCTCGACCAGGACCCGCACGTCATCGGCGGCACCGTGGTCCCTGATGCGCAGGTTCCATCGCCCGGCGGGTATCAGAATCCCTGGCAGCAATGACGCTGCAGCTGGGTTCCCACGGGCCGCTGGTATCGCGGTGGACGGATGTGATGCTGCGCCGGTTCCGTTCCTACGCACTGGGTGTGGACGGGCAGCCGCTACGCAACGACGGCTACTACGGCTACGACGAGCAGAAAGTTCAAAGGGAATACGAACGGCGCACCAACCAATCTCAAGACGGGGTGGTGTCCGACCGGGATCTCGGCGCGCTCGGACTGGCGCAGCCGATCATCTTCACCGTCGAAGGCCACATGTCGAACATGTGGTTCGGGCCGTGCGCCGACAACGCCCGACTGCTGCAGCAGCAAGGTGTGGCGTATTGGCAGCCGGTTGGGTATGAGAGCAACAAATTACCGTTCGACAACAAGTCAGGCGTCAACGCCCTGGCGCAGCTGGTCGGGTCAACCGTCCTACCCGATGGCACCCCGTTCCCCCCAGGAACCCCGTGGGGGATCATCGGATTCAGCCAGGGCGCCATGGTGGCCTCCGACTTCCTCGATCAGCAGATACTCAACGGGCCGCTCAGCTGGCGGCTGAAGGACCTCAAGCGCAGCTTGTGCCTCGGTAACCCGCGCCGAGAGTTCGGGAAGTGCGTGCCGTGGTCGCCGAAACCGCCCCCGGCGAACACCGGCGGCATCATGGTGCACCGCGAGTTCGTCACCACTGGGACGACCCTTGAGGGTCGGCACGCCGAGAACTGCAACAACGGCGACATGTTTTCGGTGAACACCAACGACAAAGCGGGTTGGGACAAAGAAGCTATCGCGACGATCATCACCGAAAACTCTTGGGTCGGCGGGCAAGCCGCAATCTTCACCCGCGTCCTCGCACTCTTGGGCAACGTTCCCGGCGAGGCGATCCCGGCGATCACGGCCCTCATCAACGCGATCATGTTCCTCGCCGCCAACCCCAACCCGCACTACGCCACCGTCGCCGAGACTGGCGATATCGAATGGATGCGCGCAGTGGCGGCCTGAAGACCTCTAGACCTCTAAAAAGGAGACGGACCTGCCGCCGTGGGGACACACCGCGACAGGTCCTAACCCCCATCCCTTGAACCAACAAGAGAGAGGGGCTGACATGAAAATTAGTCAGCACACCGTTTCGACAACACGGGTTTCACCGAACTGATGTGGCCAGCCAACGCCG